ACCAGCTGCTCAAGCCTGTCCGTCAGGCCATGAAGGGAGGTGCGAAATGACGTACACGGAACAGCGCATTGCCGCCACGCGCAAGCGGGTCCAGATCCCGGCCTACACCGATCGCTGGATGATGGGTGACCGCTACGGTTGCGTGATGAAGGTCACCATGCACCGCTTCAGGCTGGACGAGATTGCGCACGTCAAGCTCGACAAGTCAGGCAAGACGGTGCGCGTGCTGCTGGCCGATTGCACGGAGGTTTGAAAAAGAGCTGGCCAGCCCTTGACGGATTAAAGGGCTGCTCTTATATCCATCTTGTCGGCGGCGACGGGCCGCCCCAACCGGAGCTTTTCAGATGTCCAACCTGACTTCCACGATCGATCGCCTGGGCGTCGTCAACGCGCAGATCGCCAAGCTGGAGGCCGAGGCCTCCGCCCTCAAGGCCGTGATGGTCGAGAACGGCCCCGGCAAGTACCAGGGCGACACCTACGCGATCACCGTCACCGAGCCTTCCGTGCGCGAGGCGTTCGACAAGGTGGCCAAGGCCGCGATCGACGAGCTGGTGGCGAAGTCGTTCTCGACGCAGTACCTGACCGCGCACACCGTCAAGACCAGCGTCAAGTCATCGGTTCGCGTGTCGGTCCGCAAGGACATCGAGGTGGCGGCATGAGCACCAGGACCAGCTACACCGCCGCTTTTTCCGACGGCAAGGTGCTGACCCGCAAGAGCCACCGCGAATATGCGGCATGCTATCGCTGGTACGGCTCCAGGGTGGAGGACGGCCGTGCCGTTCACGGTGCGGGATGGTCCCGCACCCGCGAGCTGGCTGCCAAGGCCCTGCGCAGCGACACCAGCTGGAACGGCTTCAAGGTCGATTTTTCCGAAATCACAGAAGCGAGGAAGACATGAGCATCCGCGGATACGACGCCTGGAAGACCCGCAGCCCGGACGGCGAGCGCACTGCGCTCGACGAGGCCAGGGACCGCATCAGGCAGCTGGAAGCTGCGCTCGCGGACATCATCGAGATGGCCGACGAACAGGCCGACGTCGACGACGGCATGCCGAACCTCGCCATGCGGATCCTGGTGGTGGCGGAGAAGGCGCTGTAATGACCGGCATCTTCCTGTTCACCGCCGGCATGGTCGCGATCATCACGCTGGTCGTATGCCTTGCCCTCATAGGGCTGTCCCTGTTCGACGGATCGCGAAAATAATTTTTCGATAAAGGGCTTGTCTTTTTTGGCAAGCCCTTTATATGTGGATTGCGGCCAGCGAGGCCGCGCCAGAAAACCAGGAGCCTCCCATGACCTTCCAGATCATCCTCGTGAACGCCATCGAAGAAGGCCCGGTTCACACCAGCTCGTCGCGGCTGCCGAACGCCTACGAGACACTGGCCTGCGCCCGCGCAGTGGCGAACCGGATGATCGACGCCGGCTGGTGCGACTGGGCGCGCGTCGTCGCGTGGGGCACCAATGATCTGCCCGTCAAGTTCTGCACCGCCGACAGCTTCGTCGACGACATCGCGTTCTGAGCTGCCCTTTTCACCCTTCGAGCAACCCTGGAGCCCGACCCATGAACCTCACTGCCCAGCAGACCGCCTTCGTCGACACCGTCTTCGCCCGAGAGCGCAACGTCGCGCTGATCGCGCGCGCCGGCAGCGGCAAGACCTCGACGATCCTGGCCGCCGTCGATGCCCTGCGGTCGAGCAGCTCGACCCTCACCGTTGCGGTGTGCGCCTACAACAAGGCGATCGAGGTCGAGATCTCGGCCAAGCTGAAGGCGCGCGGCCACATCGACTGGAAGGTCACCAGCGCGCAGACGGCGCACGCCATGGGATGGGGCCTCGTGCGCTTCGCCTTCCGCAACCCCAAGATCGAAAAGAACAAGGTGCGCGATCTGGCCTACGGCATCATGGACGCGGTGCAGCCTTCGCCGTTCATGTCGACCCTGCGCCAGTACGGCTCGCAGGTGCTGGAGCTGGTGTCCAAGGCCAAGCAGGAAGGCGTCGGCTTCTTCGACGACCAGCCGATCGGATCGGTCGACACCTGGGCGCGCATCGCGGAGCACTACGACATCAACGGGCTGAACGAGACGGATGCGGTCGAGGCGGTCATCGCTGCGGCGCAGCACCTCTACAAGCTGTCGCTCGCCCAGACGGACGTCGTCGACTTCGACGACATGGTGCTGTTCCCGCTGGTGAAAAACCTGCGCGTCAAGTTCACCAAGGACGTGATCTTCCTCGACGAAGCGCAGGATATTTCCAGGGCGCGGCAGGCGCTGGTGCGCAAGTTCCTCACCCCCGGCGGCCAGCTGCATATCGTCGGCGACGACCGGCAGGCGATCTACGGGTTTTCCGGTGCGGACGCCCAGGCCCTGGAGAACATGATCGAAGCCCTCGACAGCGTGATCCTGCCCCTGACCGTCACCTTCCGCTGCCCGAAGGCCGTGGTGGCACTGGCGCAGCAGATCGTCCCTGACCTGGAAGCGGCCGACGATGCGCGCGAGGGAGAGGTGGCGCGGGTCGACATCGCGGAGCTGGCCCGCATCGCGTTCGTTCCGGGGCAGGCGATCCTCTGCCGCAACACGGCGCCCCTGGTGGCGGCAGCCTACGGCCTGATCCGGCGCGGCATCGCCGCCAAGGTCGAGGGACGCGACATCGGCATTGGCCTCGCCAAGCTGGCGAAGCGCTGGAAGGTGGATTTGATCGAGGACCTGCTGCCGCGCCTGGAGAACTACCGGGCGCAGGAAACCCAGAAGGCGATCGCCAAAGGCCACGACCAGAAGGCCGAGCAGGTTGCCGACAAGGTCGACACCCTGGTCGAGATCTGCACGGCCGTGCAGGCGCGCGGCCAGCAGACGGTCGACAGCGTGATCGGCTTCATTGGCGACTTGTTCGGGGACGACGTCGACCCGAAGGCGTGCGTGACATTAGCCACCTACCACCGCGCCAAGGGCCGCGAGTGGGGCGACGTGTTCCTGGTCGAGCATCACCAGCGCTGCCCCTCGAAGGCAGCCCGCCAGCCCTGGCAGCAGCGCCAGGAAAGCAATCTGGCCTACGTGGCCTTCACCCGCGCCATGCGCACCCTGACGTTCCTGGGCTGATCACCCCCATTGGGTTTGGAGGGGTTCGTGCCCTTCCAAACCCAACCCTGCCCTGCTCAAAACCCACCGGAGTACCTCACATGCAGAACGCACTTGCTGGCCAGCTCGCCCCGACCCGCGAGGCGTGGTGTAGTCAATTCATCGAGTTGGCCCGACCGCTGTTCACGGCCGCCGGCAGCCCGCTGCCGCCCCTGGTGAGGGCAGCCATCTGCCCGCCGCACAGGGCCAAGCAGCGCTACATCGGCTTGTGCTGGTCCGACGCCGTGTCCGAGGACAACGGCCGGGAGATCTGGATCACGGCGGCGGAGACTGACCCGGTCAAGGTTGCTGGCATCCTGGTGCACGAGCTGTGCCACGCAGCGCTGCCGCATTCGGAGAAGCACGGGAAGCGGTTCCGGCTCCTGGCGACGTCGCTGGGGCTGGAAGGGCCGATGCGGGCGACGACGGAGGGGGATCGGTTCGAAAGCCTCTGGGCGGACGTCCTTGTGCGACTGGGACCCCTTCCGGGGGCGAGGTTCGTGGCGGGATGGGCCGTCGACTTCAGGAAGCAGAAGACGCCGCGCATGACCAACGTGTCGTGCGGGGTGTGCGGCTTCGTCGCCAAGGTGAAGGTCGAGCAGATGACCTGGGGGCGGCTGACCTGCCCGGTGCACGGGGAGGAACTGACGACGCCACGGGAGAGGGGAGGTTGAGGTTACCGAGCGGTAACCACACGAATTGCGGGAAGGTCAAGGGTCACTCGCCTCTATCATATTCGTACCCATGCACATTTTTCTTGAAAATATAATAGATAAAAGTTATTGGAAGAGGAGGAGAGAGAGAGGTGAGGGTATAGGAAAACGATGGTGGCGAGTGACCCTTGACCTTTAACTGTCAGTTGCAATGGAGACTGAAATCATGAGCGAATTGGAATTCAAGGGCTGGCTGCTCAATGCCCTGCAGGGTACATGGACCGATACGATCAGTCCAGGTTCTGGATCCACCTTCGGGTTCCCGGACATAGGGGTCATAGTTCCAGGAACACCATTGTACCTTCCGATCGAGCTGAAGCTGGCAGAGGTCAAGGCTACAGCTTCCAGGCACGTTCGTCGCACCATGTCTGACGGGGTGGTTGTGAACTCTCTCATTCCGCCCGAGAACAGGGTCCGTCCTAGCCGCCTGCGCCCAAGCCAGATCGTCTGGCATGACGGGTTCACCAGGGCTGGCTGCTATTCTCGCATCGTCCTGGGAGCAAGGATGGCTGACGGCTGGGACGCGTGGGTGATCGATCGGCCGCATGTGGAACAGCTCAGGAACTGGAAGGATGGCTTTCTCCTGGAGCACCTGCCGCTCGTGGCCACCGAGAGCCGCCTCAACCTGCGTGCATGGTGGGATGGGCCTTTGTTCTGGTGGCAGGATCATGTAATGCGCATGGCTGTAGCACATCCTCGCCTTGGCGCTCCGGAGCCCGCTGATGCGATAAAAAGGGCTGCCCGCCAGGGTGCATAGGGGCTCTGGACAGGCCACTCAGCGGGCTCTAGAAAGCCAAATGAACATAGTTCAGAGCTAACGTGAGCCAAAATGGCCCGCCGAGGCAACCCAAATCTCGTCAAGGGGATGCGCTCGCTCAACCCTGCCGGCCGCCCTCCTGGCCCAACGTTGCCCACCCTGATATTGAAAAATGCTTATTTATTGGCTGCCCAACAAGCTGGTGGTGGCGGCGAAAATGGCCTTGTAAATTATCTCGCTGAGAAGGCGCAGACGCATCCTGCAGCTTTCCTGGCTGGCTTGTCGCGTATCATCCCAATGGAGATCGAGGCCAAAGGCAACGGCCATATTACGATCGAGATCGTCAAGCGCTTCGACGACCTGGAGCCCGCAAAGGTGATCGAGCACAAATCCAATGGACACAGCAACGGCGCCAACGGAAACGGGCACAAGGATCCGGCTGCCGAATAAATGGCGGCCCAGGGAATACCAGAAGCCCCTGTTTCATTATCTCACGGGTGGCGGAAAACGCGCGATAGCCGTGTGGCACAGGCGTGCAGGCAAGGACGACGTCATCCTGCACTGGACGGCCTGTGCTGCGTCCGAGCGTGTCGGCGGGTATTGGCACTGCATGCCGGAATACGAACAATGCCGGCGCAGTATATGGAACGCCATTAATCCCCACACGGGTTTAAGGCGTATCGACGAGGCCTTCCCTCACGATATTCGGGAGAGTACCAACGAGAGCCAGATGATGATCCGCTTCCATAACCAGTCGACGTGGCAGCTAATAGGGTCCGACAATTACAACGCACAGATGGGCGCGAGCGTCGTGGGTATTTCTTATAGTGAATGGGCATTGGCGCATCCCGGCGCGTGGGCCTATCATCGCCCGATACTGGAAGAGAATGGCGGCTGGGCGACATTCATCACGACACCGCGCGGGCGCAATCATGCCAAGGCCATGTATGACATGGCGTGCGCGACACCAGGATGGTTTGCCGAGCGGCTGACGGTCGCGGATACCAAAGCCCTTTCGCCCGAACAGCTCGAAGGCAGCCTGAGGGAATATCAGGCCCTGTTCGGCCGCGACGTCGGCACCAGCCAGTTCCAGCAAGAATACTACGTGGATTTCAACTCAAGCGTGCTTGGCGCGTTCTATGCCCTGGAGATGATCGACGTGCGGCGCGAGCGCCGCGTGTCGGAGCTGGTGACGGCGGATCCCGATCGCCCGGTGCATCGCGCCTGGGACATTGGCGTGCGCCACGACACCGCGATCTGGTGGTTCCAGATGGTCGGCGGGCAGCTGTTCATCCTGGACGTCTACGGCGCCAACAACGTGGGCGTCGAGCACTATGCCGGCGTGATCGAGGCGCGCAAGAAGACCCACGGCTGGAAGGACGGCAACGACTACGTGCCGCACGATGCCAAGGTGCTGGAGTGGGGCGGCGGACGCACGCGCGTTGAGAGTATGCAGCAGCTCGGCCTCCACCCCATGGTGGTGCGCAACGAGCGCAAGCAGGACGGCATCGAGGCGCTGCGCCGCACGCTGCCGCTGTGCGTCTTCCACCCGCGCTGCGAGGAGGTGGGCCTCGCCGCCCTGGAGCAGTACCACCGCAAGTGGGATGAGGAGCTGAAGGCCTATAGCAAGGAGGAAGAGCATGACTGGACCAGCCACTACGCTGATGCCGCACGCTACATGGCCTTGGCCTGGGAAGCGCTTCCTGTCATAAAGGCACCGGAACCGAAGCACACCGGCTGGTTCATTCCTCCTCCTGACGACCAGCCCATCGTGCGGCGCTACGAGGGCATGAAGCTGTGAAAGAGCACGACGACATCAAAGCTCTGGCCAGCGGCGTCAAGTTCGCCGTCGACAGCATGTACCCTGGAGCCGGCGTCGAGTTCATGTTGATCCTGGTGGTGCCGAAGGGCGAAGGCGAAGTTACCATCAACACCATCACGGCCATCACGGAACCGCGACAGGTCGAGCAGATCGGGCAGCATCTCGCGGACATGGCGCGTGCGCAGGCTGCAGCTGCTGGCCATCTCTTCGACGACGACAGCACGGTCGAGGGCCACGCCTAGGAGGCCATCATGGTTGGGATGCTGATCTACCTCGTTGTGCTGGTGATCGTCGTCATCTTCCTCTGGTGGCTGCTGCAACAGATACCTCTTCCTCCGCCGCTGATGCAGATTGCCACGATCGTCCTGGTGGCGATTGGAGTGATCATCCTGATCGGGATCCTGTTGCAATTCGCTGGTGGAGGCGGGCTTCATCTTCCCTCGTTCAAGTGAGAGCCAAGTCGAGCCGCTGCCACCCTATCCGCCTCCGCCACCCTCCATCTGTAAAGGCTGCTGACGATGGCATCCGATCTTCCTTCTAAGGTTGCATCGCCGGTATCTGGCCAGATCGACGAGGTCAACGTCTTCACCGAGCCGACGAATGCCAGGGTCTGGCTCGACATGATCATCGATGCCGAGCGCGCCTTCGAGGACTGGCAGGATCGCTGCGACAACATCGACAAGCAATACGCCAATCTGGAGCGGCTTTCCTCCGCCACGCGCGCCAAGGAGTTCCAGATGTTCTGGGCCAACATGCAGGTGCTGGCGCCGAGCGTCTACGCGCGCCCTCCCGTACCTGTGGTTGTGCCGAAATTCAAGGACAGGCGCCCGATATTCCAGGCCGCGAGCGAGGTGGCCGAGCGCTGCGCCATCGTGGCCTTCGACCTGTCCTATATCCACAACTCGCTGCTGCTGGCGCGCGACGACATGGTGCTGCACGGCAGGGGCGCGCTGTGGTTGCGCCACGAAGGCGCCAAGGGCGGCAGGCCCGAGAAGGTCTGCATCGAGCACAAGGACAGGCGCGACTTCCTGCACGATCCTGCACGCAACTGGTACGAGGTGCAGTGGGTCGCGGCAGCCAGCTACCTGACGCGCGAGGAAGCCAAGAAGCGCTTCGCCAAGTACAGCGGCGACGCCTGGGACACCGCCGAATACAAGATCGATCGCGAGGTGCGCGACGTTGGCGGCGCGGATGAGCGCGAGCGCGCCAAGATCTGGGAAGTCTGGCACCGTGGCCTGGGCAAGGTGGTGTGGGTCAGCGAAGGCGTCGACGTGCTGCTCGACGATGCGCCTCCGCACCTGGAGCTGCAGGGATACTTCCCCTGCCCGCGTCCTGCCTACGGCACGCTGCAGCCCGGAAGCCTCGTTCCCGTTCCCGAGATCCTCTACTACCGCGACCAGCTGGAAGAGCTGAACAAGCTCACCGGGCGCATCCATGCGCTGGCCGATGCGGTCGAGGTCAAGGGCTTCTATCCTAGTGGTGGCAACGAGATGGCGGACGCCATCGAAGGCGCGCTGCGCACCAAGTCTCCGGGTCGCGTGCTGGTGCCGATCAAGGACTGGGCCGCCTTTGGCGGATCCAAGGAAGTCATTGTCTGGATGCCGATCGACATGATTGCCAACACCATCAATGTGCTGGTGACGCTCAGGAAACAGATCATCGATGACATCTATCAGGTGATGGGCCTGAGCGACATCATGCGTGGCGCAACCGATCCCAACGAGACGCTGGGCGCCCAACAGTTGAAAATGCAATCCGGGAGTGTCCGCATCAAGGACAAGCAGGCCGAGATGGCGCGGGTGTCGAAGGAATGCGTGCAGATCACCACCGAGATCATCACGGAGAAGTTCTCCGAGCAGACCATCATGGAGATGAGCCAGACGCAGCTGCCGCGCAAGGCCGAGCACATGATGCAGGTCATGCAAAAGCAGCAGCAGCTCGGCATGCAGCAGCAGCAGGCAATGCAGCGCATGCAGCAGCTGCAGGCACCGCAAGCTCCGCCCCAGGGCGGCCCGCCGGGAGCACCACCTGGAATGGGCATGCCCCAAGGCGGCCCGCCGCCTCCTGGACCCGCTTCGGCCGCGCCAGGGGGCGGCGACCCTGCAGCCGAGATCCAGGCTGCCCTGCAGCAGGCGCAGTCCGAGCTGGAGAGCTTCGCCAGCAAGCCCACCTACGAGGACGTGATGATGTTCTTGCGCAGCAACCGCGCCAGGAACTTCGTCCTCGACATTGAAACCGACTCGACCATCCAGTTCGACGAGCAGAAAGAAAAGCAGTCCCGCGCCGAGTTCCTGCAGGTTCTGGCCCCGATGCTCCAGCAGGTTGGCGCCATGGTGTCGGCCTTGCCGACGTTGGCCAATTTTGCCGGCGAGATCCTCAAGTTCGGTGTCGCGCCATACCGTGTCGGGCGCCAGCTCGACAATGCGATCGACGAGGCCGTCCAGACCATGATGGCGGCTGCCGGTCAGGCCGGTCAGGGCGGCATGGGTGGCCCAGGCGACAAGAACGCCAAGGACACCGCAGCCTCAGACGCCATGAAGGCCCAGGTCGAGCGCGAGAAGCTGCAGTGGCAGACCCAGGAAAACGAGAAGGAAAGACAACTCAAGATCGCGGAGTTGCAGATGAAGGGCCAGCTGGAAATGCGCAAGCTGGAGCAGGAACAGCAGATCGCGCGGCTGGAATACGAGGGCAATGAAAAGGAGAGACAAGCGAAGATCGTCCAGATCAACGCTCAGATGCAGCGTGACCAGCAGAAAGGCGCGATCGACCAGCAGAATGCCAGCATGAAGATGGGCCTGGACGCCCAGAAGCAACGCATCGTGCAGCAGGGCATGCAGGAGAAAAACAGCATGCAGCGCACCCAGATGGCGCAGAAGGCTCAGGACAATGTCCTGAACCGCAACATGAAGATGAGCCAGTTCGATGCGGCCCAGAAGGCCAAGATGATGCCGAAATTCCCCGGAGGTGGACAATGAGCATTGGCGAGGATCGCGTTCGCATCAAGTTCAACCCGAACGCTAATACGGTGGTCGATGAGATCAAGCAGAAAACCGCTGAACTCATCGACCTGTGTGAGACGCTGAAGGCGAAGGACGCGCGTCTCGCGGCTTTAGCGCAGACCCACTACGAGGACGCCGCGATGTGGGCGGTGAAGGCCGCAACGGCGGAGTGATCCATGAGGCGCAAGGAACGCCTGAAGTTCATCGCCAAGATCCGCGCTCAGGTGCTGGCCGAGGTTGAGGCGGAGAAGCAGCGCGAGCAGGCCGCTTGGGCCGCCCTCGACCGAGCCCACCGCGAGCGAGAGCGCAAGCGCAAGCAGGAGATCTACGAGGAGAACTGCCGGCACTTCGCCATCTACGACGCCTGTGCCGCCTCCGTCACCAGCGCCGTTCTCCTGAAGTACCAGCAGCTGCGCCGGTCCATGGGTGACAAGAAGCGCACGCACGGCCTGCAGAACGGCAACTGGAAGGCGCCGTGACATGCCGTATTACGGCGGGACACCGATGGCTGCCGATCCCCAGATGCTGATGGATCGGCTGATGAAGAACGGTTACTCGCGCGCGCAGGCCGCAGCCATCCTGGGCAACCTGCAGCGCGAAAGTGGTCTTCACAGTAACAACGTGAACAAGGACGAAGGCGCCTACGGCCTGATGCAGTGGCGCGGCGAGCGCTTTGATGCGCTGCAGCAATTCGCAGCTGCCAGGAAGGTCCCCTGGACGGATCCCGCCACCCAGGCCGATTTCATCGCGCACGAGATGCGCACCACCGAGAACAAGAACGCGCAAGGGTTCCTGGCTGCCCGCAATGTCGACGAGGCGTCCGCCGCTCTCAAGCCGGTAATCCGCTACGGTGATAAGTCTGGTCCGGAGCGCGCCATGCATGCCCGCAATTTCTTCGGGCAACCGGGGGATGACCAGAATGTCTTCGGCGCACCGTCAACGGCGCCGCAAGCTCCGGCTGCCGCTCCAGTCCCCCCAACGTCACCACCTGGGGCGCAGCCGGCAGCTCCACAGCGAGCGGCTTATTATGATGATCCTTACGACCGCAACCGCAGCAACCAGCGCGGCCTGCGCGGCGGCATTGCGAGCCTTGGCGACCTTGGCGCAGCCTTCATCCAAAGGAACCGGCGCGACACCGCCGCAGGCAACCCCACCATGCTGGACCGGCTCGGTCAGACCCTGGACCGCGCCAGCACATTTCCGCAGCAGGCACCTGCCGCAGCGCCGCCGGTCGATCGCGGCGCATTGGCCGCGACCGTCGTTGGGCAACCGCCCGTCGTCGACCTGACATCCCATAATCCAGTGAGCACGGCCCCTCCAGGTGCCCCCGAGCCGCCCCGCTTTCCTGGTGGAGTTCCGCAGCCGCGATCGCGCCCCATGACCGGCCCTGGCATGATGGAAGGCGACGTCATCGAGCAGCGCGACGCCCTGGCATCCCTGGTCGATCCGAGAACGGGGTTCGATTATGGCTAGCTACGAGGAACTGGCCCAGGCAGAGCTGGCAAACCAGATCCCGGAGCCCGGAATGGGGCCCCCGCCCGGTCCCTTGCGCCTCACGGTTCGCCCGGCAGGGTTCGCCGCCCCAACGAACGACCTTGCTGAAGGGCGGCCGTGGGGCGCTCCCGATGCTGACACCGGGCGACCGGGGCGGCTGTTCGAGCCGGATCTGGAACCGGCCATTCCGACACCGCCACCCGAGGTGGTGCCGCGCGCCGAGCTGGGCGGCTTCCGCCCGTCCTGGATCGGCGCCGGCAAGGCGATCGGCAGCGGCCTGGG